ATACCTGGGTTAGTCAACGCGGATCACATGCCTGAGAGAAGCACAGAGGACGCCACAGCGTACAGAGTGGGCATCATCGACTTTTACAATGGTGTGGGGCCAGAGGATGGTGAGTATTACTACTCCAGTGCTGAGATGCGTGAGCTATCTAAGGTGCAGTTCAACGCTGAGATGATGATTGATGCTGAGAAGATCAGAGCAGAGTTTCCAGGTAGTCAGATCGACAACATGGATGAACGTCGGGTGCCGTTCTAGTCCCAACTCCGCGGGTCTTTGACGATCAGTATTTTGGTGCCGGGATACAGGGCTTCGACCAGTTTTTTCTTGAGCCTGAACACCTGAGTGATCACGCCTTTGGTATCTTCAACCACCACCTCACCATCGCGCTTGTATCGGAAGTCTGCTATGTACGAGCA